TCATGTCGCCGCCGCCGCCCGTGGCCGTCACCGTGCCCTGCAGATGGCACGTCGTGCCGTCCGAGGCGTAGACGCGGAAATGGGCCGCCGTCCCGGCATTGTCAGCCGAGGCGTCTTCCCAGGTGCCGCTCTTGGCCTTGGAGCCCGACGAAGCCGCCGCCATCCAGTCGGAGGGCAGGCTCAACGTCGCCAGCACCGTGCCGCTGTCGGCGGTGCCGCAGTTGGCGGGCGCCGCCCCGGTCCTGATCTTCAGCACCGCCGAAGCGCCGATCGCCGTCTCGATGGCGTCGAGACGGGCATTCCTTACAGTGGTCGAAAGCTGCACAGCCATTTTGTCACCTCATCATCCGAAAGTGCGTTTTCTTGCCTGCAAGGCCCCCTGCGGGCGTTTGGCGCGCTCGCTCTCGAGGTTCATGTCGGCAATGGTTTTCTCGACGCTGGCCGCCCACAGCGGGATGCGCTCGTCGTTCTGGAGGTAAGCCTCGGCCTGGATCAGCGAGGCATGCAGATAGAGATCGGGCGAGCGCGCCAGCAGCCAGTTTGACGTGTTGCTGTTTGAGAGCACCGGAATCTTGCCATAGTAGACGACCTCGACCGTCGTGTTGGAGTTGGGCCACGGCAGGAGGAGGATGTTGTCGTCGATGATGGTGTAGTAGCGCGGCGTGCCGGTCATGCCGTCATTGCGGAGGTGGTTATACTGCTCCGCATTGATGTATTCGAGCGCGCTGTAGGTGTTGGTGGGCGAGGTCACCATCATGGTGACCGTCTGCAGCCAGTCGCCGGGCAGTTCGACATAGTCCTGCGTGGCGACTGTGTAATCGCGCTGCATCATCGCGTTGACGCGAAGCTCGCGGTTGAAGCGCGCCTCGGCCAGGCTGATGAAATCAGGGATCTGGCTGGTCAGGTCTTCCCGGTTCAGCCAGTTGCCGATCGCCGTCTGCAGTTCTGCGTAGGTGCTAAGCGGCATTGCGCTTCTCCGCCTCAACGTCTTCGCGGCACGCCTCCGCATGGTCGAGCGTGTATTCGAAGGTGCCGATGTGCTTCACGATCCTCGAGATGTCGTGGTCGATCATCGTCTTGAAGCCGTGCTTCGCCGCCTTGTGGCAGAAATGGATGTCCTCACCGAAGAAATTGCCGGTGCCCGCTGCGTAGCCGATCTGGAACCAGGGCATGGGCGTCTGCTTGAACACCTCCGCCTTGATCAGCATCACGCCCATGCCGACCGCGTAGACCTCCTCGAGGCCCTTGCTGTCGGCTGTCGTGTAGACATACTCGTCGCAGCGCGCGTTGGAGAACGCCACGGGCTTCGCGGGGAGGCCGCGGGTCGAGTAGTTAGCGGCGACGATGGGCTTGTTGTGAGCCGACAGGCGGTCGAACACGTCCTTCGGGAAGCGCATGTCGCTGTCCAAATATAGCAGCCAGTCCGCATCTACCTTAAGAGCCTCTTTCGCCAAATTCTCTCTTTGGTCGCAAATGAGAGTTCCCTGTGATGTAAACAGGTGAAGGGAGCCGCCGTTAGGAACGTAGCGTGCAGACCAATAAGCAGTCAGGCGCGCGAGATCGTACGCGAACGCGCTGTGGATCATCTCGCGGCAAGGGATAAGGATGGCAAGTCTTGTGCTCATGCAACATGCTTCCATGTTTTGCGATTTTTGATGTCAGAGATTGTCTGCTGACACACAGAAAACTCTCGGGCCAATTCACTTTGCAGTTTTACCGATGACCTGATGTAGGCCACTTTTTCTTCGGTCATCACCGCATTGAAATGCCGCACACCGTGCTGGTGCCTGTTCTTATCGACACAGTCGCGCATGTTCTGGGAGTGCGTGCCGACAAAAAGGTGATCAGGATTTACGCAAGAACGAACATCGCATTTGTGGCAAACAAAGTGGCCTTTCGGGATTTCACCCTTGTGCATCTGGTAAGATGTACGGTGAGCATAGAGGACGGGAGCTCCTGCACCGCCGAGCTTGAGTTGACCATATCCGGCTGGTGAAACACACCCAGTCCACAACCAACATCCGCTGTTGGGCTCTGGCGACACCTTCTCCATGAATCGGTCAAGCATCAGAGATTACCTCCCCGCGTGCGGAAGAAACGGTTATCGGGATCGGAAAGCCATTTCTTGAAGGCGGCGGGATCATCAACGATCCCCTTCTTCTTGAGGTCGAAATAGATCGAGGCCGGGATCGAGGCGATGCGCGTCATGTCGCCCCACCGATCCGGCGCGTCGTTGTATGCAATCTTGTTCGCCTCGACGATCTGCGTCGTCTCTTGGCGCGTCTGGATCACGAACTCGTCGCGGCTGTCGTCCCAGTGGAAGAACCTGGTGATGCCGGTCGCCGGATCGTGAGAGAGAACCTTCTTCATGCGTTTCCTCGAAAGGATCATGGCGTCATCACGACGCGATTGCAGGCACGGTAGGCGGGGGATTACTCCCCCGCCCTTAGGTCGTTACGACGTCTCGAGGTCGGTCGCGATGCCGTGGGCGCGCGGGCTCTTCACCTTGAGGCCGTACTCCACGATGATCATCTTCTTCGTGCTGTCGCCGGTCTTCGACAGTTCCGCCGTCTGGAAGTTCCGCAGATAGCCGACAGAGGCATACTCCGGGTCCACGACGAAGGCGTACTGCTCGGGCTGGAACCTGTTAGCCACAAACGACACCTTTCCGAAGTCGGACTGGTAGACGTCAATCGTGGCGATGGAGGTCAGAGGACCGGCGCCGCCGTTCGTCTGGTTGATGCGGTGAGCCGCAATACCAGTGAACGTCGAAGCCACGCCCTTGTTGTGTGGCCCCATCATGCAGACCTTCGGGTCGCCGCCAGCTGCCCATACCTGCTGGATGACATCCTTGAGGATGGTTTCCGAGAAGGTGCGAGCCGTGGAGGAGCCCCAGGCCGTATCCGGGTAACCGTCATCGGTGCTCGAATAATCGGGCAGCGAGGTGCCGGCGCCAGCGCGGTTGTAGTTGTACTTAAGCCAGACGGGCAGACCAGCGGTCTGGCGCGGCGTGGCGTTGTTGCCGACGACAGCAACGCCGTTGTACAGGAGGCGGGCCTCCATGTCGCGCTTCAGCTCGGAGGAAGCCTTCGCCATTTCATAGGCGAGGTAGGACTTCATGCCGGCCTTGTCCACGGCCTCGACGGTGCCAGACACGCCGATCACTTTGCGAGAAATTTGTGTATAATTTCCTACGCGGGCAGTAGCCACACGAGCATCAAGAGCGGCTTCGTCGCCCTCAATGACATGGTTACTCGTGCTAGCAGCGGCGAGCTGGTCAGTCTGCCACTCGAAATAGGTGTTCTTCACGTTCTCGCGGCCGATCGAAGACATGAAGGGCACGTCTTCTGGACTAATGGAATAGATCACGTTCGAGAGGTCCTCACGAACGGCTTTCGTACCGTCGTAACGGTCGAAGAGATCACTGGGCTGAGCCATTTGCAGATCCTTTCCTAGATCAAGCTCTCAAAGAGTTTGGCCGCATCCTTGATGCTGCCGGTTTGAGCGAGACGCTGTTTCTGCCGCGTGAGTTCAGACGTTTTGCGGGCCGGTGCCGTGGTCGGCGTGCCGGGGCGCATGGGCCGTGGGCCGTTCTGCGGGTTCGGCTGCGGGCGCTTGGACATGATCTCGTCGTAACGCATCGCCTTGTGGAGGGCGACGACGGCACGCGGATCATAGACCTGGGAGATCTCGTTCTCGGCGTAACCAAGCTTCTGCGCGTACTGGCGCAGCTTTACCCGGTCGGCCTCGAAACGCTGCGGATCCTTCCACGCTGGAACCTCCTGCGCGAGCTTCTCCCGCCCTTCCTGGACGACCTGACGCAGCTGCGAGACTTGCTGCTCCTGCATCAGGGCCATCACCCTCTGCTGCTCGATGGTGGCGGCCTGGAGCCGCTCCTGCTTCTCGCGGTAGAGGTCTTTCTGCCGAACGTACTCCAGAGGGTCTTCGGCGTAGAGCTGCTCCCAATTCGGCTCCTGCTGGACCGTCTCCACCAGCTGCTGCTGGAGAGCATTGAGAAGCTGGGCGTACTGCGCGCGCTCCATCTGGACTTGCTGGGCCTCTGCGCGGACTTGCTTGCGCTCCTCCTGCAGTGCCATCGTCTTGCGGCTGTAATCCGCTTGCCGCTGATAGCCGGCGACTGCTTCCTTCAGAGGGATCTGCTGCTCCTTGCCGTCAATCTTGACGGTGACCAGCTGCTCCTGCGGATCGGAAGCCTCTTCGGCATCTTCGTCATTGGCGGCGGCCTCTTCATCCTCGGCACCGGCGGCATCATCTGCCGCGGGCGTCTCATCCTCGG